ACGTTAAGAGTCGCTTTGGTCTCGCTGAGTTCCGAGTGGTTCTTGATACATCGACCACAACGCCAGATTTAGTAGACCGAAACGTACTATATGCTAAGATTCTCTTGAAGCCAACGCGCGCCATCGAATTCATTGCACTAGACTTCGTGATTACTCGCTCTGGTGCATCTTTTGATGATTAGCAAAAGGAGCATGACTTTTTAAGGCCATGCTACTATATAAGATAGACACGGGAGTTTTTAGACTATGACATTTTGGAGTAATGCAGCAGCCGAGCCGAAGCGTTCACATCGCTTTTTGGTTCAATTCGATTTAGGAGTTGGCAACTCTGTTGAGTTTCTAGCGAGAACGGTTGATAAGCCGGCATTCTCGGTTGGTGAAACAGAACATAAGTTCTTGGGACAGACCTACTACTACCCAGGATCCGTTACTTGGAATGAAGTGAAAGTTTCCTTGGTTAATAGTGCTTCTCCCGATCTAGATGCATCCTTGATGGACATCCTCCGGCGCTCCGGCTGGGTCGTCCCAGACGACGTAGCTCAAGGCGATGGCGTCATGAACGCGCGCACCATTAACAAGATCGATGCAGTCGGTGCAACTCCGAATGTTATCATTAAAGAACTTGATGGTGCTGGCGTAGAACTTGGCCGCTGGTCCATGAAGAACGCTTGGATTAAGGACGTTTCCTTCTCTACTCTAGACTACGGTTCTGAAGACATGTTAACTCTTGATCTGACTTTCCGCTACGACTGGGCTGTCTACAACGATTAATTAGAGACGTCTTATGTCATTTTGGAGCAACCCGACGCTGGCTGTACCAAAGAGATCGCATCGATTCTTATTACTCTTGGACCTTGATGGCAAAGATAAGAGGTTCCTTGTACAGTCTGTGGATAAGCCAAGTTTCACAACGCATGTTGACGAAGCCACTGGCCGCGACGGTAAGGTGTCTTATTGGGCCACCGGACATTTCAAGTGGGAACCAATAACAGTAACATTCATTGTTGATGCAGAGCAGGACTTCGATAAAGTCATCTCTAACTTAAAGAGTGGAGAACTCCGCGCAAAGAAGTTCCCCGCCATGACAATCCAAGAACTAGATGGCTCAGGGAACAAACTCGGTAAGTGGAAACTAGACGACTGTGTACTTGAGAACATAAAGTATTCTACACTGGATTATACCACAGAAGATCTGCAGACAGTCACAATGACAATAAAATATAGCACTGCCGATTACAGTCCAGATATAGGAGGTCAGGCCGCATCCCGCGTTCACCGCAGTCGCGCCCTCAATAACCGGTAACTACTCAGAAACAAAATAACAAAGTTTGAAAAAAACTTAAACAAAAACTCCATATACAATATAATGATTAAAGAAAGAGGTTACTATGTCCGTAAGAAACAATGAAGATCGCTTCGGCGCCCCGAATCCTGACGCCGATCCCCCTTTAGAACTAACTGAAGAAGATTCAAACACCAGCTCTCTCAACTTTGTGGTACCCACAGAGTTTGTAAATCTCCCGAGCCAGGGCCAGTTCTACCCTACGAGCCACCCACTACATAATCAATCTGATGTCGAGATTAAGTTTATGACAGCCAAGGAAGAAGATGTTCTTACTTCTAAGAGCTTACTTCAAAAGGGCATAGCACTAGACAGAATGATTCAGAACATCTTAGTTAATAAGAAGATTCGTGTCGAAGACCTCCTTTCCGGCGACAAGAATGCAATTTTAATTGCAGCAAGAGCATCTGGCTACGGCGCAGATTATGAGACAACAATTGCTTGCCCCTCTTGCTCATCAACAGAGAAGAAAACATACGACCTAGAAGACTGCACAACGACCAACGGTCTAGATGAAGAAACAACAACTCTTGGCGATGTCACTGTGACTGAAAGAGGAACATTCAATTGTACTCTTCCCAAGTCAGGGGTAACCTTAGAGCTTCGCCTGCTCACTGGCCGTGACGAGCACGATCTCATTCAACTATCAGAGCGCCGCAGAAAGAAGAAGCAGCAGGATCATATGATTACTGATCAATTTAAGCAGATGGTTGTCTCTGTCAATGGACATAAAGAGCCATCTGTAGTTCAGGCATTCGTAGACACCATGACTTTAATGGACACAAGGCACCTACGAGAAGTTTATAACGAGATTACACCAAATATTACAATGGAAAGTGAGTACGTCTGTAGCGAATGTGGCTACGAAGACAACATCACGTTTCCCATTACAACCGACTTTTTTTGGCCTCAACGATAACTACATGAAAGATGTTTATGAGCAATTCTTTGTTCTTAAATATCATGGTGGTTGGAGTTTTACAGAGGCATACAGTCTCCCAATCGGCCTCCGCGTGTGGTTTGTCGAAAGGTTAATAAAACAAAAGACAGACGAAGCAGAACAAATGGAATCTGCACAAGGTGGTAAGTCCAAGAGCCAGCAATTGGGCCCGGGCATGGGACCTCCGCCTTCTATAGCTAACAAATATGGGGCCTAGCTGTTTCTACTGCTGTTATTTCGTTCCCCTACTATTTAATATAGACAACCAGGGTAAGTATATATTATGGACAAGATAGCACCACTAGTCATCAATCTTAACACCGCGAATACAGATCAGCTTAATGAAAGCTGGCTTACGATGTTCGGCGGAGCGGTAGAGACGATTCTATCCAGAATGTTCACGAACACTAGCATACCACTAACTGTTAAGGGCACCCCTGCGCAGGTGGCTTCTTTTGGCGACGCTCTGGGTAAAGAGAAAAGATACATGGAGGCCTTCAAGAAGTATGGCCTAAACGACCCCAGGACGTTTAACTCTCGACATAGCCTAGAGAAAGCAGTAGCCAATTTTGAGCGTGAAACTAGTCTGAAGTGGCCCTTCACCTAGGCGATAACTCATGGCAGACGAAACAGAGGAAGTATCACCATGGGAGGCTCAAGCGAAGTCTACCGAGGGTGTAAAAGAGAGCTTAACTGAGATAGAAAAGCTAGCAAAGGCCGTCCTTGAAAGGCACACCGATACCGTCGCCGAACTAGCCAGCCAAGTAGAGTTTCTAAAACAGTCAAAAGACATAGCCGCCTCTACAGTTGGTTTAATCGAGAACAACTTGGCTCTTCGCAACAAGGAAACCGAGCTGGCTAACGCCCTACTTCTGGGTTTAGAAAGGGAGTTGACCCTAAAGGGCGAGATCAACGATGAAGATCGTAAAAGATTAGAGGATTTAAGATCCGCAGTAAAAGCGATATCAGACCAAGAAAAAGCCTCAAAGAGTCTGAACGTAGCCACAGACAGACTAGTTAAGACCACCTTAGGCGTAAGCAATGCATGGGAAGACACGGTACTAGGGTCGATCACCAAAGCCGAGGGAGGTATAAAGCAATTCGGGAAGGGCCTCCGCGCAGCTCTGAATCCGGCAGATATTGCTGGCTCAACCATGATGAAAGTGCAGGAGTCGACACTCGCTCTCATGTTCGCGCAAGATAAACTGGGTGCCCAGTTTATGAAAACTACTGGCCTAGGCCGCGACTATGTATCAACGATCAATCAGGCCTATCTGGCAAATAGAAAGTTCGCAGTAAGTTTAGAGCAGAACACACAAGCCGCCACCGCTCTTGTAACACAGATGGCGCAGTTCACAATGATGACCGACACTGAGAGGCAGGAACTAACCGGCCTCACTTCTTTGATGGATCAGGCGGGAGTCAGTGCAGCTAGCACAGCAGAGGCTTTCAACTTACTAACAAAGGGGATGAAAATGAATGTCCCCCAGCTTAAAAAGACCTCCGAGGAATTATTTGGATTGGCTAAGTCACTTTCAATCCCGCCTGACATAATATTCAAAGACTTCAACGCAGCATCAGCTGAGTTGGCAAAATACGGCCCACAAATGATCGGTGTCTTTAGTGATCTAGAGAAGCAGGCAAAGAACACCGGCCTTTCCGTACAAACACTGTTGGGCCTCGCGAAGCAGTTTGACACGTTTGAAGGCGCCGGCACTGCAGTTGGCAGATTGAACGCGCTATTGGGCGGGCCATACCTGAATTCTATTGACATGCTAAATATGTCCGAGGCCGAGAGGGTTAAAACCCTCCGCGAGAGTATCAGTCTTTCTGGCAAATCATGGTCTTCGATGCATAGATTTGAAAGGCAAGCAATTGCTAGCGCCGCCGGCATCAGTGATATGACCGTGGCAGCAAAACTCTTCGGAGGGACTAATGCAGATTTCCAGGCGTATAACGCAACTCAAAAAGATATAGAAGAGCAAGCAAAACGAAATGCAGACATAACAAAGAAGTGGTCAGAACTTATGATGTCTTTTGGCGTTAGTCTGCTGCCGGTAGTCCAGGGATTGCATGGTTTTGTTGATGGGATATTGAGTATCGCTAATGCCCTTGGCCCCCTCACTCCGATTCTCCTTTATTCTTTCGGCGCTATGACGCTCATGCACAAGGCTGTCGTCGCCACCACCGCGGCTAAAAAAAGTCTCGCCACAATCCAGACCTTCCTCGCTGCTAGAACAGCTGCTGCCACCGCCACGACCGAGGTCGCGACAGCAGCCACGTACTCGATGACAGCCGCCACCGAGGTTGCGACAGCATCGACAACGCGACTTAACACAAGCTTGCTTGGAACTAGGGTCGCGCTGTTTGGCGTGTTGGGCATCCTCGCCGGCGCATATATGATTTTTGGAAAAACCAGCAGGGTTGTCAAGGTTCTTGGTGCTGCTTTAATTGGACTGACGGCTGCAATGATCGCATATAAAATTGCCAAGTCCGGTATTGCTGCCCCCATCGCCGCCGGCCTCATCGCTGGTGGCCTTGCGGCGATCCCCGCTATGATGAGGAGTGTACCGAAGCGCCGCCGAGGTGTTGACGAAACAACTGATAGCCTATTCATCGCCGGCGATGGCCCGGGCACAAGGGATAATAGAGAACTTGTCGCAACCGGCAACCAAAAAAGCTCTGTTATAACCAACGAAAACACAGAAGCTCTTCTTGGCGCCGGCGGAAAGGGCGGTGCGATAGGGGCGCTGACTACTCAAGTGGCCGCATTGACAGCAGCGATGCAATCTAGCACAAACAAGCCAAGCTCATCGCCGAACACAAAAACTTATCTTCAAGTTGATCAAGGTATTTTGGCCGAATTAGTGATGGATGTTGTAGATAAGAATGTGGGAGTGACAACATAATGACAATAAAAAAAGATGAAATAACAATTACTCATATACCGACCAAGAAGTCCGTTGTACTGAAAGGTCTAGTGAAGACTTTCGAAGATAAGTTTTCTCCAAAATGGAATTCAGAGGAAGTATATGGCCGAATGGATCCGATAATGACATTCCAGTCGACTCCCAGAACAATCTCACTGACTATTGATATGGTTGGAGAAACAGAAAGCACTGCTAAAGAGAACTGGCGCTCTGCTCAAAAGCTGATTCAATTTATGTATCCCACTTACAACTCCACTGCCCCCGGCGCCGGCAGTATCTCTGCCGCTCCTCTGTTGAAAGTTAAATGGGGCCAGCAAATATACGATCCAGTTAATAGTGGACCACTGGTGTGCGCATGTACAGATCTTTCTCTGGGAAACACACACGGCATTACAGAAAAGAATATAGGATACGGTTCCGGAGGGGATATCACCCCTCAGAGATTTGATATAACTCTAGCGCTGTCGGTGCTCCATGTTGATCATAAAGTTGGTTGGACTCCTCGCCATGGCGCAAAGATGGGCTTTGGGGGCGAAGGTGCCCCCAAAGGTAACATAGTCATAACAAGAAAAGTGATATTGGGCGGTAAATAACGATGTCGCAGAGATATAATAGCAGAAGAATTATTGTCAACAATGGCGAACTTTACGAAGAGCTTCTAGAGAACCGCGGCCTCAACAAAATTAATCATTTTGAGAGCCCTCGTCTTAAATACCCCACAGAAAAACAGATTCTAAATCTAGATATGACCTCTCATATTTGGACAGTTGGAGATAAGTTTTACAAACTCGCATATGCCAATTATGGAGATCCGAAATATTGGTGGGTTATTGCGATGTTCAATCACACACCGACTGAGGCCCATGTCCAACCCGGCCAAGAAATTGTAATACCTCTCCCATTAGAGAAGATTTTGCACTATTTCGGGACCTAGCAGATGACAGATTCTACATACGCCGACAATTTACAACAAACTGTCCTTAATGCAGATCCTAGCAGCATACCAGATGGCGCCACGCTAGGAAGAAGTCTTGCGTTTAATGCCCAGTGCTTTTTGATCACCAACATACACAATATAAAAAAACATAACAGCTCTTTTATGAATCCCCAAGGCGACGGCTGGAAGACTGCATATAAGAATATTACGACACTCAGCAGCGATGACACTTATCCTCCTGCAGAACTATTCTCTGCTTTACAGCACAGGGACGAGAACGAAGGCTTTTTAAATTTAACTCCGGATCAGATGGCCCTACTGGTACCGAAAATAAGAATATATAAAGTTGACTTTGATAATACGTCCGGAGACACACAGCCAGCCCAAAAGCAAGATCCGGTTGAGATAATATTCGATGATTATATACACTCGGAAGACTTGAAGACGATTACAATGACGGCCTCCGGACGATCCCGCGGCGTAGGGATCAAAAAATTTATCTGGAAGTTGGCCGGAACTCAGCCCGCCGAAGTAGATTACAACATCGAGGCTGAACTAGAGATTTTCTTTAGTTCTGTAAAAGATATATTCTCTTTAAAGAGCGGCCAGATCGTACGACAAGCTGGGATCGATGGAAAGGGGTCCTTTTTAGATTTGATCATACATTCCCCCGGCTCTAAGAAACATCAACCAGTTAACAAGAGTATGGGCTGTTCAGAGAGAATATATGATGGAAATGCGTTCACCATCAAGGCAGTAGTTGGTTGGGCCGTACCAAATGGAAGCTCTAGTTTGTTTACATCAACTGAGTTAGCTGCTGTGAGAGCAAATCAAACAGTAATGTACCTTCAGTTAACGAATCATAAGTTTGATTTCAAACAAGACGGCACAGCGACGTTAGTTGCGAACTATAGAGCTAGGTATGCACTGGAGGACACAAGATACAACATCCTTAAGCCAGAAAACGCCGAAGATATAGAGAGATTAAGAAAATTAAAAACACAGCAGCAAAATCTCTCCGGTGACGGCGACACAGCCGTAAACCAGACAGATACCGCGCAGGACAACCAGCAGGCAGTAGACACGGAGATTGCGAAAGTCCTTTCAACGAGATATACTAGAATCAACAAGGCACTGCTAGATAAAGTTTATGTTGCATATGCTAGGCCAATAGATCTTAATATCGTTGCAGCTCCGGGCTCCATAGCCGCCACTGCCGCGGCCGTTCAAGACGCCTTGCAGACCGGCGTCGCCGGCGGTTCAGCCATCGCCACCGGCCAAGCAGCACAGCGACTTCGGTCACAAGTAATTGGAGCTGCCGATGGCACCGGTCCAGCTGTGGACGACCTGACCACCGCGGCCACAGCTGCTCAAGATTTCGCCGGCTTCGGCCCTCAAGGCCCACAGAGCAGTTACCTAGCTGGCGCCCAGTCCGCCACCGCCGCCGCGCAAGCTGCCGCAGCCCAACGCACCGCCGTCCGCGCCTCCTCTGCCAAGTTTTATAAGACAGAACTCGACAGGGTTAAAAAAGCCATTGATGATTCGAAAGCTCCACCGGCCGACCCCGATGATGCTACCACTCCGGCCGACCCCGACACGCGTGATACAAATCCAAACAATACCGCAGTTACCATTCGTGACGGCGAAGTCATGATACCAGTTAAGTTTGTCTTTCTTGGCGAGATATTAGATATATTAATTGGCATTGCCTGCCGCAACGAAATAAAAAACGCATCTGTTGGGTTCATCCTAGGGGATATGGAGTATGTGGACCCGCAATCTTACATTAAACAATCAGAGCAATATACCAGCGGCCACCGAAAGTATGCTGAGAGGTACTTGTGTGGAATCCCAGCATCAGAGCGCGCCAAGATTTTAGAGAGAGTCAACATTGCTAACATCCCAATTGCCTTGGATAGATGGCAGGACTTTTTTATTGAAAAAGTCATTAAGCCCAAATTAGAAAACTACTTTCTTGAAAGCGCAATAAGAGATATTTTAAATGAGCTAATTAGGCCAGTTTTAGGAGAGGGTTGTGTCGATCTAGTGCCGCCTCTCGATACTAGTATAGGGTACACTGAATTTGTCGGCGACCAAAGGGGTTCAAAGCCATGGATCCCCCCGGGCTTCCGCCTGACTGTTTCGCGCTTAAAATCGATTACACCGGGCGCCGCAGGAGGTGTCAAGGCTCTCCCGCTTAGCCCCCTAGGCTTGCATACGACCTATAAATACCTGTATATGTCTTCCGTAGACCCGAGCTACATGCGCGGCGATCAGGCGAAAGATTTTAGCAGGGGCATATATCACTTTAATATCGGACAAAATGGCGGATTGGTGAAAAGGGTAACATTTGAAAGGATGGACCAGCCATACATGAGAGAGGCCCGCGTTCAACGTGTTGGTGCCCTAGGTGCAGAGCAGCTGAGAGAACTGTATAATGTTAACTTAGTGATGTATGGCCACAATTTACTTAAGCCCGGCCAATTTATATTTGTCAATCCAACTAGTGTGGGATTGGGGGGTTTTGGTACCGATTCTTTAACAAGGCTCTTGGGAATTGGAGGGTATCACCTAGTTACAGATATTAAGTCCACTCTCGGCCCAAACGGCTTCGAAACGAGAGTCAAAGCACTCCATCAAGCAATGCCATTTGATGGAGACGTAGAACCAGCCTCCTCTAGACAATCTTCCGCGACTCTTGACCAACTCTTGGGCCGCGCTCACCCCGGCATCCAGCCCGGAGACGGCAAATCATCCACTGTAGACGGTCACATCTTCGACCGTGAAACAGAAGGCCAATTCAGCTCAATCGAGAACCCAGACAATTTTACGAAGGGGTGGGATAATGATGAATAATCTCTTAAGGACATAGTTATCGTATGGCAATCAATCCCTTTTTATTAGATCAGTATTTAACTCCTGGCGGTAAGAACGACGGCAGTTCTTTAGCCAATTTTGAAAGACGCAAGTTTTACAAAGAGTTTCCCTATTTTGGCGATCTACCAAACCCCATGGATTCGTGGTATGACAAACTCTATTATGGGCGTGTCGACCGTACGCAAAATGGTATCGTTATATCAGACCAAGCCATGGCCGACCGCTTAGTACAAATAAAATCCACCAAGAACGTTTTCGTTTTAGACTTTGTTGCCGATGCTTTTGCGGACTTTCATCAGCATATGCGCGCAGCATCAACTTCCGGCTATATCAATAATGCCGGCACAAGGTTTAATATTCTAGAGCCAGTCCGAGGGTGGAAAAACTATCAAACAGAGTTTTCCGACTCAAGACAGCATTTACGTTCAGCCGTACAGAGTTATTTCAGAAGAGAGAAAAGAGCGGATAGGGCAGTCACAGGTTTCAAGGCGTTTTTAAACGAATTTATTAACTTCTTAGAACTCAGGCCCCTCATAGATCCAGTTACATTAAGTGGGTTTGTGGTTTCGAACTCCTCGCACCCCATGATGTCTGGATTATCTATAGAGTTGACTTCCGATGATCACGGTGACGACACACCAAAAGTTACAAAGTACATGTTAGACCCCAATTTCGACTATTATGTTCGCGCTGCTAGGAAATACGGCTTTTACGTACATCGCAATGCTCCATGGAAGTTGACAGCAGACGTATTTTCAGATAAAATGCTCTCATACCTAGATGTGTATGGGGCGAACGAGAGTAATTTCTTCTCTCATTACTATGATAGGTCATACACTAAAGATATACAACATATGAAAGAAGATTTAGTCTCAATTTACAATAGCTATGTCACTGCCTTCCCGCTGATAAGGACAGAGAAGCCTCCATTCGGCCCGGGCAATGCCAGAGTATGCCAGAATACAACAATCGAGAACAAACTTAGAGAATCCATAACAATGAGCGCTGTGGATAGTATAGTCGGCGACGGCTATTGGCTCGATTTCTATTTTAGATTGCGGCTCCGAGAGAAAAACTTAGATTTTAACAATATTAACACAGAGATCACAAATGCTCTGCAGATTAACAAAGTACAGGGCTTGGAAATAGCAACAAAGTACGTTAACGATCAAGTTAAGCCCTATTTGTATTAAAAGCTTGACATTCGTGCCGGCACGGTTTATTATAAGGGTGAATCGAAAGGTCACGTGTGTTTTTTCAGCTTCTAGACTATAAAGAGCAATGCTTCGGGGTGTACTCCGATGGGGTTATTTCACTAGACGCCATGCCGGAAGGTAAATCCGTTACTTGGGATTACTCGCCGGAACTAGCTGGCCAAGATATACAATATATGAAGCTATATTGCGGAAAGTCTCTGACTGAGATGTGTCCGGAGAAGATTAGAAACCAGTGGGACTCCGCAGTTCGCAAAATGAGGGCATTCGTCTCCTCTTTCTATGAGGCAAAGATTAATTTAGACGAAACTTGCTTTTATGACTTAATGCCAGAGCAGTTTTTACTTGAGTACTTTGATTTGAAAAATCAGATTACAGAGCACGTTTACAGGACATACGATAAGCCAAAAAACTATGATTTTCTGTCCTCCTTACAGGGAGTACTTGCGAGTGTCAAGAAACAAAAAGTTAAAATCAACGGAAAAGCTTTGCGTCCATACCTGGGGACCCTACGAGCCCGGAATTTTATAAAAACACTCTCTAAGACAGAACCATGTTGCAAATACAATTTGTTTGGTACTGTCACTGGTCGCCTTTCGACGTTTCCTGGCAGCTTTCCGATATTGACCATGAATAAGGAATATCGAGCAGTTTTAGAGCCAACAAATGGATGTTATCTGGAGCTTGATTACAACGCTGCAGAATTGAGGACGTTTTTGTCCTTAGCTGGCCATGATCAACCAGACAACGATATTCACGAATGGAACGTCCAGCAGCTGTATGATAATAAGGTCAGCCGTGAGGACGCAAAGCAGAAGATTTTTTCTTGGCTTTATTCGAATCACCTTGACATTAAAGCCGAGAAGGTTTATAATAAAACATCTGTAAAGGATAAGTATTGGAATGGAGAAGAGATAACAACGGTATTCGGTAGAACAATAGAGACTGACGAGCATCGCGCGCTTAACTATATTATTCAAAGTACGACTAGTGATTTAGTATTACGGCAAATGATTAAGCTTCATGAGTTCTTGCAAGATAAGAAGAGTTTTATCGCGTTTTGTATTCACGACTCGGTTGTTATTGATTTGGATTCTGATGAAAAAGAGCATATTGAAGAATTGATCGATATATTTTCAGATACCCGACTTGGCAACTTCAAAGCGAAGGCCAGCGTTGGATTGAATTTTGGAGACATGAGGGAACTTAACGTATGAAGAAAAAATTATACAGCAAACTAGTGAGAGACCGAATACCAGAGATTATTGAAGAAGATGGTAAGATGGTAGGGTTTCACGTTGCTACTGAGGAAGAGTATCAACAAGCTCTGCTCGACAAGTTGGTTGAAGAGGTACAAGAGTTTATTGCAGATCCCTGTCTTTCTGAAATGGCAGATGTGTGTGAAGTTCTGGAGTTTATAAAGAAAGAATTCAAACTTCACAGTGCCGGCGCCGAACAGATTGCAAAACGAGTCTCCAGGGGATCATTCAAGAACGGATATATTTTGGATTGGGTTGAGGAATAATGAATATTGTTGGCCTAGGCGCTGCTGGGTGTAATATTGCGGACACGTTCGCAAAATATCCGCAGTACACCAGCTACAAAATTGATGTTGGCCTCAAGGGTTACAAAAAGAATGGCATTTACGCCATACCCAGGAAGGCAACTCATGAAGAATATGAAGAAAATTGTCCAAATTTTAAAAATTTCTTCAAAAACATCACAGGTAGGGTCATTTTGGCCACCTGCGGCGCCGGTACGGTCACTGGATGCGTCCTAAGGCTCTTGGAGCAACTTCCTGACGTTCCGGTCTCTATCCTGTACGTCAAGCCGGACATTAGCCTTCTAGGCGAAATAAAAGCCACTCAAGAGAAGATTGTGTATAATATTTTGCAAGAATACGCAAGATCCGGACTAGTTGACAGAATGTACGTTATTTCCAACTTGGAAGTCGAAAAGGTTCTGGTTGATATACCGATTAGTGGATATTACGATACGCTGAATGAAGCAATCGTATCAACTTTTCATATGTTGAACGTTTTTTCGAATTCAGAACCCGTTGTCGGAGCATTCACGGAACCGGTTGATTCTGCTAGGGTTTCTACTATTGGAATTGTTGATTTAGAAAAAGAAGAAGAAAAGTTGTTTTTTGACT